CGGCAGGTTCGACGTCAGGATGGACCCGCCCGGCGGCGGTGCCCCTGGCGCGGTTTCGGTTGCGGCTGCGGCTTCTCCTGCCATTACGTCCTCATCATGCGGTCCAGAAGATCAGACGTGTCCCGGTCGTCGTCGGGGGCCTGCTCCGGCTTCAGATTGATCAGTTGCGAGATACGCACGAGCACGTCGCGTTGGCCGATGGACCGGATGAGCGCATCCCGGTCGCCCATCGGCGTGTCGTAGAAGCCGAAATCGCGGAACAGCGCCGCGATCGCGATGCGCCCGTTCGGCGACGTCCAGAACGATTGCCACGCATCCGCGGCCAGCGTTTCGGTGCGCGTCCGGCGCGGGCGTTTCATGCCGCCGCCTGCTGCTGTTCGCCGCCGAACGCGTCGGATGCGCGCTGGCCGAGTTGCGCGATGTCGCTCTTTGCCTCCGGCGACTGCGCCACCTGGCCCTGGAACTGTGCGAGCAGCTGCTTCATGTCGATGCCGCCGGACTGCGCCGCCTGCGCCAGGTCGCGCGCGGCGCCGGCGCCCTTGCCGACCATGTCCATGGCCGGCTGGCCGACCTGCAGCGCCTGTTGTGTCTTCTGTGCCTGCTCGCTCTCGGCCATCTCGTCCTCGGAGCGCAGCAGGTCGGGATCGTTGTTGAACAGGTCCCACAGGAACGCGACGATCTTGTCCGGGTTGAGCCGCTTGGCGAGCACCTGTGCCGCCAGCTCCGGCCCGACCATGCCGTTGACCGCCTGCGACACCTGCATCATGCCATTGACCGCCTGCTGTTTCTGCGCCGTCGCGATCGGGCTCACGTACTCGACCGTGAACTCGCTGTTCTGCACCGACTTCGGCGCCACCGGCAGCTTCTTCAGGCGGTTCAGGATGCCGAAGATGCGCTCGACCATCGGCCCGAGCAGCTCGCTCTCCAGCCGCCCGATCAGCGGGCCGAGCAACCGCATGCGCTCGGCGGTGCGTTGCATGACCTCCGTCGCCGTCATCTCCGCATCGGTGTTGATCTGCAGGATATCCGTGAAGAACGCCGTGCGGATGCGGTTGCGGATCATCTCCATGAACTCGCCCTGTGCCTGCAGGCCTTGCAGGCTGGTCGGCATGAGCATGACGCCGTCGTGCGGGTTGCCGCGGAAGTAGTTGACGCCGCCGGGCACCGTGAGCTGTTGGCCGACGCGGCCGTCGTCCTGAATCCACATCGGCGGGTCGGCGTTCTTCTGCAGCGTCTTGACGTAGGCGAGCGTCATCACCTGCAGCATCTTCACGTCGGGCAGCGCGCTCATGCCCGGCGAACGGCCGTAGACCTCGCCCGCGTACTTCGACCAGCGCGGGATGAGGAACGGGAACTCCGGGAACCCGCTCTCGTTCAGCAGGTGGCATTCGCCGTGCTCGAAGTAGCACGACGCCCACGGCATGTTCTTGCTGTCCTTCTTGTTCGGCTCGCGGTCCGCGCGCGGCGTCACCACGTGGATCACGTCGACCTCGTCGTCGTATTTCTCCTTGAGAAAGAGGTCCTTGACCTTGTCGGAGACCTTCCACCCCTCAGACTTGCCCATCTGAATGAGCTGCCGGACGGTGTACTTGGACTTGCGAAACACCGTGTCGACGCGACCCTCGGCGTTCTCGGCGATCACGACCTCGGCCAGCGGCCGGCTTTCGAACAGCAGGCCGCCGTCGTCACGTTGGCCGACGAACATGACTGCCGTCCCGAACGCACCGAGATCGAGATACGTCTCGTGCAGCGCCGTCGTAAAATTGGACCCCGGCTGGTAGATGCGCTCCCACATGATCCCCTCGACATCCGAGAGGTACTTCTGAATGCCGGTGTCCTCGTTGATGTCGCCGTCGCCGCCGCTGGCCTTGACCACACGCTGCGTGACGAGGCGCAGCGAGAACCACTTCATGGCCGGGTTGGTCGCCATGCCGTGCAGGCCGGCGGCCAGCAGCTCGTTCGAATGGATACCGGTCGGATCGTAGACCTGGTTCATCTTCTTCTCGCCGGGCGTCCGCATCCCGACGAAGTCGATCTTGCGCGGCGACATGACCTCGCCGACCTGCTGCCAATGGTTCTCGCAGTTGGAGCGTTCGGTCGAGCCCTTCAACGAGTCGTAGCGGCGCTTGTAGCCCTCCAGCCGCTCGCGCAGCCCGTCTTGCGATGATGGAAGCGAGAGTTTGCCGCCGTCGAGCATCAGGTGCCGAGCTTCGGCGCAGCGATGTTGGCCGGGGTCGCCGCACCATTGGCGCCGGTCAGCATCGTGCTGTCATAGCCGCCCGTGGCCGACTGTGCCGCGGCGAGCTGGCGGGATCGCAGACCGTCGATGCCGGTGTCCCGTTGCGGGATCGGGGCAGGCGGCGCCTTCGGGGTCGGGGGAGACGATCCACACATGGCGATCAGCCTCCCATCGTCGCGACGCCGGCGCCAGCCGGGCCGTCGTTGCTTGCTTGCGTCAGCGCCGTGCTGCCTCGCGTGTCGCCGACGGCCGCCGCCTTCGGCTTGCTCACGTTGGAACTGTCGGCGACGCCGTAGCCGAACGTGGTCGGCGGGCTCGGCGCCGGCGCTGCCGTCGATTTCGATGATCCGCACATGTCACGAGGCCTTTCTGTAGTGGGGACGCAGGATGTCGTCGTTCTCGCCGTTGAGCCAGACGAACGTCTGGTAGTCCGCGCCGTCCTTGCCAAAGCGGCGGAGCACGGAACCCTCGCGCTTGCCGCCCATGGCAGCGATCAACTTGTGCGCCTCGCCATAGTCGGCGCGCGAGTAGCATTGCAGGCGATGCCCCTTGCAGTGGCGTAGGATATCTCTGGCTTCCTTGCGGCACCAGCGCATCAGCTCGAACACGACCGGCTGAAAATCCTCGGTCCCGAAGGCCCAGACCTCCCAGACGCCGGGCCGCAGCTCGACGAACGCCATGAGCCCGGCCGGGCGGCCGTTGTGCCATGCGACCCGGCCACGTCCTGCGTTGCGGATGTAGCCGGTGGCGTCCATCGCGAACTGCAACGGGTCGTCGTGGTTGATGATGCCGAACACCTCGTCGTGGTCCCGGGGCCGCATGTGCATGACGATGTATTCGATGGCGAAGTAGTCGATGTCGGTCAGCATCAGAACGGGCTGTACGGCTCCCTGTGCGCGTCGCGGCGCAGACCACGCTCGAACTCCGCCGTGCCGAGCGAGAACGGGTCGTAGTCCCGGCGCACGATCTGGCGGTTGGCATCCTCGGCGCTCGGCCAGCGCAACAGCCGCTTGAACTCCGGGTCTTCGATGCGGGCCAGACAATCCAACATGTCGTCGTGCGACATCACGGGGAACGCCTTGTATTCCTCCTCGACGAACGTCTCGATGAGGTTGCGCGTGATGCCCTCGTAGTCCGTGTAGGACCGCGTGCGGCGCATGAAGATGCGCTTGTTCTCGAACAGCGGAATCAACCGGCGAATGCGGTCGTTCTTCGGCGTCTGTCCGCCAAGCTCGGTGATCTGAAACCGGTAGTTCCGGCGCTCCATCTCTGTCTGGATGTGCTGAATATCGGCCTGCATGCCGTAGCGTTCATACCCGACGGCCGTCGGCTTCCAGGCCTTGTGCAGATCGAACAGGATGCTGGCGCGTTCCGTGAGGTTCAGCCGGTCGCGAATGAGATCGACGACGACGTAGTTCTGGTCGGCGCCGAGCCCGATCACGATGAACGTGGTGTAGTCGTTCGTCTTGCGCTTCTCGTTGGCCGGATCGCAGAGGATGTACGTATTGAGCCCGTCGCGCGTCGGTTCGCTGAACACGTATTGCAGCCATTCCTTCTTGAACGTCTGGCTGCCGTCTCCCTTGGGGTTCAAGAGCATCTGCGTCCCGAATGTGTAGGGGCCCTGGCTACGTCGCTTCACGGCCAGCGTGTCAGGCTGCATCAGCACGCAATTCTCGGGGACGAAGTTGTCGGTGCCGTCCTTCGTGCACGGGTGCTGGCGGACCTTGACCGCCTTGCGTTTCATGAGATCGCCGTAGGTATCGGCAAAGTGATACCTCGTGCCGGCCATGGCGAAAGATCCGCCCTCGGTTCCGAGGTTATCGCTCATCTCGTAGGCGGACGTCGTCTTGGCGATCATCTCGGGTGTCGTCACTGATTCCAGCGACACCACGTCGTCGTACATGCGGTGCACGAAGTGCTTGGATGTCGGCTGCCCGTCGACCAGGCCATGCGCTTCCACCGTGGCTTCCTTCGGGTTGCTGCGCCGCTTGACCGTGATGCCTTCGTCTTCCGTCCACTTCGCCGCTTCCTTGCGGGGGTTGGCATAGAAGACGTCGTCGAACACCTGCTGGATGTGATCGTTGGTTTCCAGCTCGTACTTGATCTGCCGCAGAAACCCCTTCGCGATGGGCTTCGTGTGGCTGAAAATTCCGATCGTCACTTCCCGCGACACCGGAGCATCCTCGCCGTGCGATCGGATG